GTCTACAGGGAGTCGATCTGCCACAATCTACCCCCCCCGGTGGTGGTCCGCTGCTGGGTGGTGCGTTGCCGTGCCTCGCCTGGTGGCATAGGACGCACAGAGACCGCAGGTTCTCGCGGTCCAGTCTCAAGTGTGGTGCCTCTTGAATCGTGCATTTGTGGTGAACCTGTGCGGCTGCTGTGACACGTCCTGCCTGCTCGCAGTCCTCGCATAGTGGATAGTCTGATAGGTATCGCTCACGTAGCTTACGCCATTGGCGATCATACCCACGGCTGCAGGCTGTACCTTGGTTGCCCGATGATGGTTGGCACTTGGGGCAACGGCCGGTGACTATGGCACCGCATCGACAGAGCTTAGGCATATGGATAGTCACTGTTGAGTTGGTTAACGGCATCGGAGCGACTGCAACTGCACTGCTTCAGCAATCTCTCTAATTGTGCATTGATATTGGATGCGATATGAGTCGCCAGAAACAACCTCAACGCTGTGTCTCCTATTCCTCGGTCTGAATCATGCTTGAGTAGCCACAAAGCGCCCATGAGCCACTTGTGGCGTTCCGTAGCCTCTTCTACCTTCCGCTTTAACTCACCAATACTCCGTTTTGAATAACTGCTGGTGCCACACAAGCATCGTACGTTGCCGACAGCGTTTTCTAGAGTTATTCCGCATTTTGAACACGTCCAATTGCTCATGTCGATAAAGTCACCGTAGCTGAGTTCATGCCGCAATGATCTCCAGGGGTTGCCCCAAATCCGCTAGTCTCAACGCCACTGACAAAGCTGAATGTTGCACCGACTAATGCTGCACAGTTTGCGACGGTGGCGGAAAATGTAGTGGTATACTCAGACCGCATCGTAGGCACTCCTACGGAATCCGTGTATTTGACGATGAGGATAATATCGCACTTAACATTGCTACCGATCTGATACAGATTAACAATAATTCTTGACGAACCAGGAGCCCCAGCTCCAGTTACAAAAATCCCTGAGCAGGCAGGCTGACCAAAAGCATCGAGTGCGTTTATGTTCACGCTGCAATTTGTCCATCCGCCACCGTAAGCGCGAACGACATACGTTCCAGCGAGTCCCTGACATGTTGTGCATGAGTTGCCGATTCCGCTTATCACAACACTTATAAACGTGTCGCATGCCGGGCATGGCCCATTACATCCGCACCCGCAATCACCAGTAGGCCCAAACCAATTCATACATCACCTACGGGCACGGAGCCTGGATAACGTAATAGGCACCACCTTGCTTTAGGCACAAGCCAGCATCTCCGACAGTGACCAATGTTGCGAAGATTCCCAGCGGATCAAGCACATCGGCATCCGTTCCTGTGTCAGTACCATCCATCAGCAGTATGTCAGCGTCAGCGGTTCCGCTAGCCAATGATGCGTTGAGCGTAAATCGATACAACTTGATTCCACCACCACCACGCACCCTCCCCTCTGAATACTCACCATCGCCATTGCCGATCAACTGCAGCAGATCCAGCGAATCTGGCTTGTTAAATCCATACGTGGTGGTGTCTTGGGCGGCCATTAGGCGTGTACGATACCCTTCGCCTTGATAAGCAGATCTAGCTGCGTTGCAGTGGCGGCGGTCCCTAGCTCAGTCACGATGTCACCGGTGGCCAGATCTCCGCTGGGAATGATCTCGCCAGCCGTTGGACCGCAATAATACGTTGTTCCTACAGCCATTGTTGTGCCAACCAGGATGATTGAACCTCCGGTGGCCAAATAGCCATACCCACCATCGACACCGGGAGTGATCGTAATGCCCTTCGCACCCGCGGCAGTCGCTGACAGATTCGCATCAGTGGCATAGTGTTCGCCGTCGGTGGTATTGAGATAGACCGGAACCCCCGCGGCGATCGTTGCGCCATAGAGCACTGGGGTATTGGTAATCTGCGTATTGGCTGTCGGCCTAACTGCTGTGATGCCTGTTAATGCTCCCACGATGCTAAATCCTCAAGAAAGTGAATGTGTTGGTGGCATACTGGTCGAATGTCATTACGGCCGGCGCTGTGCCTGCTGCCTGCTTGCCGCCACTTCCGTTCAGCGATCCGAGCATAATACTCCCGTCGCTCGACGTGAAATCCAACAGCGTTGTGCCTGATTTGTACTGAGTGCCAACATCCAGCCGCTTATGCTTCCAGTCGCGTGAATTGTACTTCAATTGATATAGTGTGAGCCTTCGCCGCTGGCCGTAGTAAAACCCGAGCACGCTCGACAGCACAACGCACAGCAATGTTTTCGCTGCACAGCCTTTGAACGTGGCAGAGTTGACCGTCTCACTGCGAGCAATAATTGTTTGATCGGTCACAGTGGCTGGCTCGAACTGATAAAACTCCCAAATGGGAACGTGCCGAGTGATCCTTAATCCTGTCTCGTATGCCTGACCAGCGGAATTGGCGATCGATGCACCAGAGAAATCCTTCGTTACCACTTCCTGGTATCGCTCAAACTTCGTCTCATACACCGGCACCCACGCGTCCGGTGGATTCGTTTTGTCAACACCACCGCCGCCACCGGAACTCTCTTCGACCTCGCTGGAAAACTCAACCGTGACAATCCACAGCAATGCGTTTTCATCGCTGCGAACTGCATTGATTCCACGACACACCGCAAATCCGCCGGCCGATGTAGTCAGGTTAAGCAGCGGCAGCCCCGTAGTCAGGATGATTTGGTCGCGGGTTTGCGACTTGTTATCTGCGAGCACCTTAAACGTGTAGGTCTCTTCGTACACTGGCATTCCGCCGCGGCTGCGAAGTCGCCCGCTACCCTCTCGGCATTCGGAATTGTCGATTACGGTTGGCATCAGCGAATCCTCTGGAATCCGTTTTGGGCTACTTGCTCAGCAACTCGATTCATTGCTGCCACCATTCGCTCTTGCTTTGCGTTGGCAATCTTTAACTCGCCAAGCTGCTTACGTGCTTCCACCAGCAATTCCCACTGAGTTGGATCTGATGCTTGGCCTTTCATCATCTCTTGGCGGCCGAACCGAGTTTGATTGCGGCGGTTTTGCATAAATGATGCCGCGCCTTCGCTGCCAACTTCCAACGAACTGATAGCTGTCGATCGCAATTGCTTCTGACGCTCCATTTGCTTTTTGCGTTCCAACTGGAAATGCTGAACCGCGTTTTGGTAAGCTCTCTGCTCCAATTCATAGGACTTGCGCTCTGCCTTTACTTTATCCTCGACGGCCTTGGTCACCTCTTTTACCTTTTCGGCCTCTTTGGCGACCGCATCTACCTTGCGTTCTTGCGCTCGCTCGCTCATCTTTGCCGAGGACTCTTGAGCCTTCTGCGCATCGGCTAACGCCTTCCGGTTGCCGATTTCGTCCAGCAGTGCTTTCATATTGGCCATTCCGTCTATCATCGCCGGTTGACCGCCACCCATCTTGGTTGCGATGTAATTTGCAATCGCCAAACCGTCTTTCATAAACGCAAACATGGCACGAATGCCGTCGGTCATTTTCTGGATCACCCAAATGACTGGCGAGGCGGCCTGTGCTGCATCTGCCAGTCCCTTGGCAAGATCCGTACCCAGTGGCCCGATGGTCTGACCTAATCGAATACCTGCCTTCTGCAAATCGCTCATGGCGATATTTAACTTGCCACTCATTGTTTGCGCAAGTCGCTCCGTCATGCCGTGGAATCGCCCGCCCTCTTGGGTCGCCACTCGAAATGCGTTCGCAACTTCTGCCGAAGATACCCCACCATCCTCCATCCGCTTTTTCAGTTCGATCAGCGTCTCGCCAGTAATCTTGCTGATCGTTTGCAACGGATTAAAGCCGGCGTTAATCATCTGCAGCAAGTCTTGACCCATGAGGCGGCCAGCCGCCGACATTTGGGAATAGCCCAACGACAGCATCTTAAATCGGTCGTTATTGCCACCCACCACATCGCTCAGCATCTTCACGGTTGGAATCACATCCTGGACCGCGACGTTAAACGAGAGCATCGTCCTGGCCGCTGTTTGAGCACCGCCAAATGTGATTGGCGACTTATCAGAGAACGCCCGCAACTCTCTCATTAATACCAAAGAATCATCAACACTACCGGTCAACACCTCAAACGCGATCGATGCATCCTCAGCTTCCGTTGCCAGGCTGAATGCCTTTTTAGCTGTTGATAGGCCAAGATAAGTGGCCAACAAAGAATTGATTGGGCCAAGTTGTGCTTGCAGGCGAGAAAACGCGCCAACCATCGCACCAACTTTGGTTGTCTTGGTTTCGACGGTTCGCGTGGCTTCGCGGATCTTGGTATTAAACTGCTCAACCTTGGCCCTGGCTTCGTCCAGTAATCGCTTGTACGTCCCCAGCGAAATACTTTGCTTTTGCAGAGCCTTTTCCAGTAAATCGTATGTCTGTGCGTATCGCTCCAGCGGAGTCTTGGCCGTGTTAATCATCTGCTTCAGCTTGGCAGTTTCACCCCGCGCCAACGAAGAATTCTTGATGTAATCATTGGCGTTTAGTCCGAGCGAAACGCTGTAGCTGTTAATGACTGTCATCGCGAAGTAGCCCTTACAAATGCGTCCAGCTTATCTGCCATATCGTCGTTACTAATCTCGGGTGTCGGCAACTTCTCTTCGTAATAATCCGGCGGCATGTGACTTGCAAACGGTCCAGGTTTATATTCCTTGCCCTTCTCCACATGCTGATTGATTATCGCCGCGAAGATGTGCTCCAGCGACGACACCTGCACTGCGTGACGTTCCCATTCGCATCCCCACGGCTCGACCCGCCAGTATGCCTTCCAAAAATCAACCGCTTCATCCGACAGCGAATCCCACCAGGTGTAGGGATGATCCACTGCCGCGCCGCCACGAGCCAACGCCAACCGAGCCAGCAGCTTTAACTCTCGGTTGCGACTGAGTTTTTTGCTATATCGACTTTTGTTGGCTTGATGCCATTGATTACCATCACCGCCTCACACAGCGGATCGGAGATATAGGAAGGAACATTCCACCCGCTCCAATCTGGCTCAACTGGCTGTTGCGACTCAGGATCAAAGACACAGGCCGCCAAATACTCCGCTTCAAATCGCGAAGAATCAACAACTCCTTTTTTATTAGTGCATCTCTCAATCAGGTTGGCCTTGTCTGTCCGCGATATGCTGCGAATCAGATAATCGTCGCCGTCCACCGTAACCGTAGTTTCCTTGGCCTGCTTCGCCTTCAATCGCTCCGATAAGCTGCTCATTCGTCTTCGCTCTCTTCTTGGTCGTCATCACCGTCTAATTGTTCATCGATCATCACCGGCGGTGGGGCGGCTTCGTCGGGTGCGCACTCGAGCAACCGATTGATCTCGGATTGAATCGCGTCGGACAATCCCTGGCTGCAGCCGGCCAGCGGTGCGAACTGAGCACCCTTGGGCGGTGTGCGGCCGATGTAGCCCCACGTCCGCTGAGTGCCATCAGGGAAATAGCAATCGACATAATTCAATTGCGAATCCTGGTACACCTCCAGGCCGTTGATATTTTGAATCGGCCGCAATGGTCGACTGATGTCGACGCGGAATTCTCGCTGCTTGACCATCGGTTATACTGCTCCAGTGAATGTTACGCGGGTGTCTCCGTCATACTTCCACTTGACTTCGCCGGTTTGCAGTTGCCCGTTGGCAAAAGCTGGTGGCGTCAATCCCTTGACGTATGCTGTGCCTGTATACGTCGCCGCTGTAGTCTCACCTGTTCGCAGCGGATAAGTCAGCACAACCGAACCGGCGGAGGCCGGCAAGACTGCGTTCATCGCCACGGTCGATGCAGCCGATGTCAGCCACTTAAACCGCGACGAGCTTTCTGCGTATGCTGCCAAGTCGCCTGGGATCGACTGCTCTGCTCCCGAGGTAGCCAGTGTGCTCACGTCCACTTCTCCCACCGATTGCTCGCCCTGCGTGATGTCGATCGCCATGGAAAGTGATGTGGTCGCGGTGCCAAATCCCATATTGGCCGCAAATGTCAGCGTGGCCCCGTTGCCAGTATCTCCGGTCAATGCCATGTCTAGGTCTCCGTGTAATCGATTACTAAATCTATGACGCTCACGTAGCGATGGTCAGCACCGCCATCCGTTGGCGCGTCATCCTTAAAACTCAGCCCCTCTTCCACTCGCACGCCCCGGATGTCCACGCCGCTCGTTGAACCCTTTTGCGTAATGATCCCGCTGGATCGAATCGCCTCCGCCATGCTATTGGCCACCAAACGAGTGGCCGCATAACACTCAAACTGCAACCGAGCATGAGCCAGTCCAGCGAAATCACTCAGAGCGTGCTCATGTGTCGTAAACAATTGATTCATCACGATGGCCGGCAATGTCGCTTGCTGCGGTAGCTGATCGGTGTAAATTCGCGTGGTGCCAACTAGATCGGTAATACCGACCTTGCTCAGCAAATATGCCCTCACCGCTTTTCCTAAATCAGCCATGCTTCCACACCTGATCCATCAGCGTCGTTAACTTTGCCTTCATCGCCGTCAATTGTTCGCCTTTGGTCTCTCCGGCCGCCTGCACCATCACGTTGCGAACCTTCAACTTAGTTCGTCCGCCATCGCGACCCCAAAAAATCATGCGTCGACCGCGCTGCTTGTGCTCAGCCACCAAATACACCTTTTGGCCAGCTCCGCCGCTGCCTGTGAACTCGGGACCGGTCACCGCCACCGCTCCGCCTCGCTCGCCTTTGCGAACCACCAGCTTCACCGTTTTCCACAACGCTGTTTTGTCCAGGCCCGCCCACCGGCCCTTGCCTTCGCGTCGTTCCTTACTCCACTTCGCTCGGTCGCTCGCCTTCGATCGTGGCATTAGCTGCCGTGCGCGGCGAGTGATCGGACGAGCTCCAGCGGCCACAACCTGGTCAGCCACTCGATACCGTTCCAGCGCCGGCACCGCATCGAACATCCGCTTCATGTCTGCATCGCTGGGCAGTTGTATCTTGATGTCGAATCGTGCCATTACACCACCGCCCGACACGATACCTCGAGATACCGGCGGCCGCCTTTCACTGGATTGACATACACAATGCCGTAGTTGCGTGAGTCAAACACAATCCGCATTTGCGGTACGATGTCATCGCGAAACCGAATGATAAAAATCTCGTCTATCCCCGCCTCAACCTGTCTTCCACGCAAACCTTCACCGCCGCGA